TTAAAGTTATTTTTTTCTGTATTAAATATAAAATTATCCGTAATAAATTTGTCCGACTGCATTTTAACAGTACTTCCATTAACTGGAATAACTCCAACAGATGGCTGGCCAGTCATTAAATCATAAAGAGATACTCCATCAGATTCAAGAAAAACATAATCTACATTATATCCACTATTAACTCCATCTAAAGACCAATTGAAATTATTATGAATGGTCTGACCTTCCGAAGCTGGAGAATTATACACTATTCTAACCAATGTAAGATCCTCTATAAAAGGACAGTTAGTTGTTAATATGTATGATGACTCCTCAAGACACTCTATTATAATTGTTATTCTAGTTGTATTTATTAAATCTTTATAAAAATTAATAGATCCAGTTTCTGTAATTTCTTCATTTATTATTTCTAAAGAATTATAAATTACTGTAATATTTGCAGAACCAACTGGAAAGTCATAATCAATATTCACATCTCCTAAAGAGGTGCCAACTTCTACATCATAAGTATAAGTATCAAATACCGATTGTCTAGATATAGTGGTATTACATTCATAAATATCTGGAGTAATAGGATTTAATTGGTTATTAGTTGATATAACATACTCGTTCATATATGGATCAAATCCACCAATCTTTTGGTTATTGAATGTAGACTTAAATTCATCTCTAAACCAGTTCTTTAGTCCAAAATTAGATATAACTGCCAGTTCTTCTCCAGCATAACTTTGAGCATTAGCTCCAGAACTTCCTTTTAAATTTAATACAGCATTACGTTTAGCATCAGTAAAGAATACTTCACTTCCACGAGATGCAAAACTCTCAGGATTATTACTAATACCATAATTTTCTACTCTAGACATCTGGGTTCCAAGAACTTCTGGAATAGATGTAATAGCACCACCAGCGGCAGCGTCAGAAAGTAAGTTCTTACCTGATAGAACATAAGATATCTTATCCTCTTGAAGTACAAGAAGGTCAGTCTTACGAGCAAACAACTTATTTATTGGTCCAAATGATTTCTCACAATCCTTCCAATTGGAAAGAGCAAGATTGAATTCATTTAGTTTATTTAAATTTGTTTCAGAATTATAGATACCACTATATGTAAGTCCAGCATATCTATCAGCTTTTTTAAATTCCTCTTGAGACACAGCAGTAACTCTACTTCCTAAATAGAATGGAGAACCTATAAGAGAATCATTTATCTTATAACTCTCAACACCATTTCCAAACGTAAAGCAGTTAAAGAAGTTTAAGTCAACTACTGCTGGAGTTGTTGATGTCTGATTGGAAACATTACCAGTGTGAAATCCATTAACAATAGGAAAATTATCGCTTCCTTCGTAGTATATCTCTCCATCAGCATCTTCAGCTTCTGTTTCAAATACCAATAAAGATGTAGCTCTTTGAACTGTAATCTCACAAGAGATTCTAGACTGAGGAGCTTTTATAATAGCTCCTCCAACAGATGAACAGTTTATAGTTCCGCTCATGCAAATTAAATACAAGGCGTTATTAGTGCTGTCCTTAAAAAATTGATACTGATTAGTATTCCTTATAGGAGTAGGTATATTCGGAGTGATTCCTAATATTGGATTAAATATATTTTCATTTTCATTAGCTCCAGACTGAATTCCTACGGTTAAATCTATATTTTGTCTAGTAACAAAATCATACATATCTATATAATCATTAGATGCTATATAGGTATTTTGTAATAAATAATCTACTGAAGAACATTCAATTCCAGAGTATCTGTAAACTCTAAGATTTATATTTATAGTACTCCCAGCAGGTATTGTATATATTGTATTTGGATAGTTAGTAGGACTTACTGGATTTGCTGGATTATAATTTACATTTGGAATATGACACGGATACGCTATCGTAGCATAATTTGCAGCGGCAGAAAAATTACCCCTATCTATAAATGAATTTTCTTGATATTCAGCAGCAAAATTAGAAGGCTTTAGCTTCATATACAAACCCGCTGGTTCAATAATGTCATCACCATTTTCATCTTTATTATTAGTGATAAAATCTTTAGATTTAGCCTCTAAAGCTAATACTTTAGTTTTTATTAGTTGATTAATAATACCTCCAGTATCTGCTTTCACCACAAGAGTATCATTGTCCTGAACCTTACTTCTATTGTCTCCATCTAGTTTAAACCAAGTAATTCCAGTATCTTCAATAAAAAATGAATTTGTATATATTGTCTGGTATAAAGTTTTAGAAGGTTTTACTACAAACTTATATCTAGTAGCCCAAGATGGTGGGTTATTATTTATAGTGGCTTTTATAGAATTTTTTTTATCAGAATTATTTGCTGGTATAAATATTGTATTATTTGTATTAACTAATGCAGTAGAACTTCTATTATACTCGTCCATATAAACTACAGCAACCTCATAATCTCTATTACTGTGTAAACTTCTTTTTGCTCCAGTAAGAGAAAATGTAGACTGAGTAAGTGAATTTAAAAAGTATTCGTATGCAAATAAAAATATTCCAGGATTTAAAGGATCTTCTATAGTAAATTTAACAGCTGGAGCTTGAATTTGTATTATATTAGATCCAACAGAAGATGTTATAGTAAAACCACCGTTTATACCAGTAATTCCACTACCTACTTCACTCCATCCCATTTCAGCAACTATAGAACAGTTAAATTGATCTGTTACAGAATATCCAGCACATGCATTAGCATATAGTTCGTGAGTATATATAGCATCTATAAATTCTTGACTTGTAGCCAAATCATTAACACTTACATAGTCTCTTTGAAAACTAAATACAAAGTCATTAGAAAAATTATTTAAAGGAGGGTTATCATCAGTATACAAAGTACTTCCTCCAAAAGATGAGTGAACTAAATTAAAAGATATTGTTAAAAAAGAACCATTAGCCAAAACAGCTCCAGTTAAGTCTATATCTATTTTAGAATCTTCAACTATCTTTGGTAAGGCTGGATTTATAGTATAATTTATACCGTCAGAATATCCAACAGTGTTAACCCTATACGCAATATCTTCAACCACTAAGTCTAATGAATAGTCTAATGATTCGTCAATATCATATCCATCAATATAGTTTCCATATATAAGTCTATTACCCATTACGGTTTGAGACTTAGCTGTTCTTGGAACATTATCATACAATCTAAGCAACTCACTCTCAGTAAGGGTTGTATATATCTTTCTATTATTAAATGATATAGTTTTGGTTTCGCCATCTAACCACTCTTGTTCAGACTTATCGTATCTTTCAATTACGTTTATAATGTTTGAATCTGATAATTTAAAGCATAAATCAATACCAATAACATGTTTATTTCCAGTATAAAAAGAAACATTTACAGAATTAAATATATTCTGCATTGCTTTATTGTCAAAAGTAGAATAATCAATTTCAAAGTTACCAGGTTCAAATGCTATCTCACTAAATTGTGATAATGCACTATACTCGTTATCCTTGTATTTGTATCTATAGGCAAATGATATAAATCTTTCATTCATATAGTTCTCCTCTCCAGCTTGATTATAAAGCTGTAGCGAAGGAGCCTCTAATGGAGGCGCAACAATAACAGAGATATCATCTTCAGTTATTTGGTCAACAGATAATATAGGCTGTGGATAGCTTCTTGTTACATTTATTTTTCTTGGAGGATTTAAATTATCGGTCCAAAATAATAAGTCATCAATCTTATTTATACCATTTATAAGGTAATCTGTGCTAAAATTTAAAACAGATGTAGATAATATATGGTATACTATTACGTTATTGTTGGTGTTATAAGATAAAATAATATCTACATTACCAGGATCACATACAAACCAATATAGGGTTTCATTAGATCCATCCTCATAAGAACCAATACACTTAGCATTTTGGCTAATAGGAGCTCCTTGATATAAAATACTTGTAAGTTTGGTATTTCCCTTTGAATTCTCTAAAGCTCCAATACTATTGCCTTCGCTTGAGCCAATTCTAATGTTTAATGCGTCAATATATTGACCAGGAGGAACAATCCTCTCGTCAAAATCTTTATTCATTTTTCCAGCTAAGAAGTTTACCTCAACGTTTGCCATATTATTTTATCCATTTGTCTTTACCTCTCAGATTCATCAATAATCTTCCAGGATGCATATTGCTCAATCTTATTTTTGCATTCCTTAAAAGGGCTGTTTTATCCTTCTTAGCACGTTGTACGACATATTCTTGAACTCCTGTTTTATTATTTAATACTGCATACTTCATATATGCGTACATAAACTCTTCAGCAAGTTTGTTTACCTGAACCTCAGAATCATCTCCACCTTCCATTCCATCAGAGATATACTCTAAAATACATAGCTCACCAGCCATTCCAGAACTAAAATTAATTACCCCTGATTGCTTGTCAATTCTGTATGTAGGATTTGAATTTGCTGTCTCTGTATTTAAACCAAAGCGAGAGCCAACATTATAGTCAAAGTACCATCTTCCATCAATATTATATCCCTCTCTACCAGAGAATTTACCTTCTCCTAGATAGATTGTTCTTACTTGGTCATTAATTCTATCATAGTCTAATATAGATGTTCCCTCTAAAACATCACCATCCTGGTCAAATAATACTCTACAGTTATTATCTTGTAAATAACTATTACTATAATTCGCCTGTATATTTTCAGAAAGAGGTCTAAGTATTCCGTTCTTGTATAAAGACATTCTAACATAGTTAACATAATTGTTTGGAAGGACAAATTTTAAATCATCACAAATACTTATCTCAAGAATCTTTATCTCCTTTAACGCGTCATAATTTATCTCTTGAATACCACGCTTAGCATGGAATAAGATATTATATTTACTAACGTTATTTATTAATTTATCATTTCCAACATACATCAACATAAAGTTGTTTACTAAATCAGATAGTGATATGTATTGGTAAGAACCCCAGTTTTCATTCTCAGGATTATTACCAGAATTTTCATAGTATTGATAACCGTTTAAGTAAGCCATATTATCCCTCTGTTTGTTTGTTAGCGGTTTCTTCTGAAGTAGCAAAGTTATATACATCAGCCTCTCTAATAGATACACCAGCGTACTGTAGTATTTTAGCTACAAGTAATGGTTCATCAGAATACGGTATCTCAAAGTCTTGATAAAGAGGATCTGTTTGATTAAATAATGGAGCACCACCTGACATTAATTGATAATAAGTCCACTTAGGATCCTTTGGCATTCTAACATACTGAGCATTTACTAATGAATCAATAGTACTTGGGTATATCGTCAATGACGCTCCTTCCATAGAGTACACAGGGAACATAGTAGATGGACTTGTAAGATTTGATGATAACAAATACATCAGCTTATCTTGAGTAACTCTGTCTATCTCCTTTGTATTATTATATCTAATAGAATTTAAGTAGTAATAATCAGTAGGTATATCAAATGTACCAGATGGTAAATCATAGGCCAATGTAGCCGTTGTTGAAAAAATATCAATAGTTTCCTCTAATGATTTTACTAAATCAGAATATCCACTTCCAGACATTCTAGCATTCTGCTTAACTACCCAATTATTATACTGGTAAAAGTAGTTCTCAAATATATCTAACTGAGCCTGTTTTGCATATAAGTTAAAATCATCAGGTGTGATATACCCAAAGTTATTCTTATTAATCACAGACAATACAGTGTTTCTAACCGAATTTATCATTTATAAAACTTTTTACAAAGATACTAAAAAAAAGCACCCTATTTTTTAGGGTGCTTATTAATTTATTTAACGTGATTCTCTAGTAGTCGTAAGACCTCTAGTCCCTCATCTGTCTGAAGATACGACGCTAATATGTAAATATGATTTTCTCCGAATGGTACGGTAAGAACTTTCTTTTTATTGGAAGGTAAGTTATAATAAATATCTCTACCTTTATTTTTCAGTCTTAATATATCGTACTCAAAGAATTTAGCACAAGTATTCTGAAGTTGAAGCATTGGATCGTTCAACATCTCTAAGAACTGCATTGGATTTCTTCTAGCATATACAAAAACATCTCGCTTTAATTCAGCAGTAGACATCTTCTCAATTTTAGATCCAAGTAATACACGAGCTACAGCCTCAAGTAAGTCTAAACTTAAATCTCTTGCTGCAATTTGCGCATCTAATTCAGCAGATAACTGCTCTACATCAGAATTTGCATCCTTCTCTGTATTAACCTCTTCGAATATTGATCCATTAGCTGGATGAATTTCTAAGAATTTTTGTAAAACTGGATTATTTTTAGGAACACTTAGTGCTCCATCCACAAAGATAATAGGTTCTAAGATAGCATTTCCATCCTGCTCGTCCTCAAATGGGCTCTTTTGGTTTCTTGCATATCGTAACGCTCTTTGTGAAGTTCCATCAAAGTGCAATAATGCAGCTCTGTGGGTATTTCTTGATGCCAACATATAGGTAAGTGGCGTACTCTTTTTCTTTAGGACATATACTTTGTCCGTTAATTCATTTTTCATTTTATAAGATTTAAATTATTTATTAAAATAAGAGAACACGGCGATGATCGCCGTGTCCCCTGTTAAGGTATTAATTATGCTTCAAAGATGAAGAAGTTATTTGCACCTAAAGTACATAAAGCTCTTTCAGATAAGAAGTGAACTTCCATAGCATCTAAGCTAGAAGTAGAAGCTCCACCAGCAGAACCAGTGATCCAAGTTTTGTAACGTCTGTCTTCAGTTTCAGAAGCTCTGTAACGTACGTGTAAGAATGGACGTTTAGCGTTTTTACCAAGAACTTGGTCGTAAACTGTAGTAGAACCAGCTGGTACTAATACTCCATTAACAGATCCACCTACAATACCACCTCTTAGTGTAGCATCGTTTAAGTATTTCCAGTCAGTTTTGTAGAAATCATAACCTCTACGGAAACCTGTAAATCCTAAGTTCAATGACATCTCTCTATCGTTGTCAAACAAACCGTAAGAAACTCCACCAGCAGCATTAGAAGATTGTGCTCCCAACATATCATCAACATCAAAAGAGAATTGACGGTTCAAGAACAATACATTCTCTTCAATAGCTCCTTGTTTGTCAAGTCTTTGGATAATAGCATCAAAATCAACTAAAGCAGTTGGATTTCCACCACCCCAAACATTTCCTCTATCATTGATAGAATAGAACAAACCTTCAGAACCTTTGTAAACTACTCCAGTACCAGCAGCAGCTCCAGAACCAGCTTCAGCAGGAACAGCTTCAATCATACTCATTTCTAAGTAGTCATCAAAACGCAAACGAGTTTCGTGCTCTGATTTAATGTA